ACGATCAATGTAAATCGTGTTGTTGTTGGTGATGATCATGCTATAGAAGCAGGAATGCATATAGCTGCAGTAACGTCTAATAAAACAGGCGGTTAACAATAACTTATAACTGAGAGTATATGGAGGTGGTCCTTGTAGTATATCCCGATGATCAATGCTACTCCCCATCTCCTAAACTCTAAAATTTGGAGGATACTATGACAGATAGAATATCTTTAGAAGAGTTTAATCCTGATATGCAATTAATTGCAGATGCAATGTATTTAGGACCTCAAGGAGAAATATTAAGCTTATTAGATAACTTTAATAATAGTTATACTAATTTTAATGGCGAACATTATCCTGATAGAAGGCCTGGACTAGATCATCTAGAAATTACTAAAAAATTCAGATGGAAGCCAGGAACTTATGATAAAATAAAGAGAATTTATGAACATTATGTATTAAGATGGCAAGTAAGACCTTCTAATGCTCAATCTATATTTGATAGAAAACGTGCTTATTATGAAACATCAATTCGTAATGCAATTAAAAATATAGAAGAAATATTAATTGAGAAAAGAAGAGAAGGTGTAGTATGGTCAGAAGATGTTCAAGAGGTTGTAGATGACTTTGCAACATTTAAATCTGATCTTGAAAATCAATTAAATACTACTAAGGATTATATTCTTAGTAATAATAATCAAGATTATATTGAGTGTTATATAGATCAACCTGATGATCCAAACTTAGCATTAGAAGATCAATTAAAAAGAACTAAATTGACACTTATGTTTTATTTTGATAAGCTAGATTTAAACTATAGAGATAGAGGTGGAAATATTATTCAAGTTATTCCTGGTCATCCTATGGCTATTAGAATACAAATGAATTTATTAAAGCTATTTAATCAATTCCATAATAATAAAGATTGGAAAAAGATGAAAAATTCCTATGGTAGACGTAACAATTTAGTTGAGTTAAGGGGAAAAATTTCACCAGTTAATAAAGCTTTACACCATCCATATATAGGAAGAAGATATGGGCATGAAGGAGATAATTGGCAAAATGTATGTACTGGAGATTTAACAACAACAATAGTTGATCCTTCAATACAAGCAAATTGGATTACTACTTATCATGCGCTATCTATGTGGCTAGGTGAATATATATGTGGATATACAGGACCTTTAAATCCACCTAATACTATGCATCTTGGAGTTCCAAAATCTTGGAATAGTGATTATATAGATAGAATGGGCATTAGGACTGAGTGGTGCTCTGACGCAGTTGAATCTGGTTTTGATCATAGAGAAAATCTAAAACTATTTAACCATAATTATTGTAAAGAAATTGATTGTCAAATTATGGATAGATGTACTGGATTTAAAGTTTCAGAAGAAAGATTATCTAGGGCTTTAAAGTTAATACCTACATTACAAAATATCAAAGCTGTTAATAAGAAGGCAGAAATAGCAGTAGATGAAACCTATAGAATCTATGAATTATTGAAAACTTTGTATAAGGTACAATGGAGAGGTATAGATACTGATAAAGAGGGATTATTTAATCTTTTATTGGATTCAGAATGGATCTTTTTAATAAAGAATAGATATATTAATCTTATCAGAAATGTATTTTCTTTAGATGATGACTGGTATAAACAAGAATTGCCAGTTGATGATGAAGAGACAACAAGCGTAAGAAATGAAATGTTAACTTGGGCTACGTCTATTAATAGAAATATAGCTGTAGACTAATAATATTAAAAAAGGAGAAAGAACATGGCTGCAAATTTTGCAATCAGTAAAAAACACTGGGATAAAATTATAAATTATGCCAGAGCTAGACATGACTCTGAACAAGATGAGATTGGCGGAATGGCAATCATTAAGCTTGATAAAGATGATGATGATAAGAAATATATTATCTCTGATCCAGTTATCTTAAAACAAGAGACATCAGGAGCTAATTGTGTTCTGGATAAAGAAGCATTGGCTAATTATTACGTTGATATGGCTTTAAAACATGGAAATAATATACAATTTTTATGGTGGCATAGTCATGCAAATATGGGAGCTTTTTGGTCTGGAACTGATACAAACACTATGAAAGAATACAAAAGTGGAAAATGGAGTGCTTTTTTAGTAGTAAATATCAAAGAGGAATATAAATTTAGAATCCAAGTTTGGGAACCTCAAGAAATGTATATTGATACAGATCTTGAAATACTAGGACAATCATCTAGAAAAATTCCTCAATCAATAGTTAAAGAAGTAGAAGAGAAATGTAGTACACTTAATCTTAGATCTAATGTTTATAGCTATAAAAATGGTTATTCTAATGGTGTAAATAAAGATCAAAAAACCTTATGGGAAGAAAAATTAGAGCTAGACGATTGGAATCAATCATTTGGTATTGAAGATCTTGAATTAACAAAAGATAATTCTCATACTTGGGCTATTGATGCTGTTGATGGTGTCAATGATGAATACATGGAAGGGACATTACCTTATAATGAATATTCTAAGAAAGTTAATAAGTTTAATAAGAAACTAAAAGCTGTTAAATCAGATGTTAGAATTAAGTTAATAGGTGAAGGAATGTTATTTCATAATATTCAACATATGTATCCTTATCAGTTCTTAAAAAGTAAACATGGAGAAAATATATGGCAACTAAGTTAACGTCTCGATACGATGGCATAGTTAATAATATACATGAATACACCTATCACATATTGGGTTGCGGGGCTATTGGTAGTTCCGCAGCTCTTCAATTGGTAAGAATGGGTGCAGAAAGATTGTGTTTATATGATTATGACAAAGTAAATGAAGAAAATCTAGGAGTTTCACAATATGATTCCAGGCATATTGGGAAATACAAAGTTAATGCATTAGCAAGCGTCTTAAAGGATGTTAATCCTGAAATTGATGTACACGAAATCAATGAAGAATTTAAAGAAATGCACGCTAGTGAACGTGATGTAGCAATATTGGGTTTCGATTCAATGGAAGCTAGACTACAAGCAGTAGAAGCACTGTGCACTGGAAGTATGCGCCCTCTATTTATTATAGATGGTAGAATGGGAGCTGAACACTATCAACAATACGTGTTTAAATCTCCTACAGTAACAAAATACAAGAAGACATGGTACTCAGATTCAAATGGGGACATAGAACCTTGTAATCGTAAAGCTACAAGCTATTGCTCAAACATGAGTGGTAGTTTTATTGTAAATGCTATTAGAAAAGTAATTACAAATCAGCCTTATGAAAAGGAAATTACATTTAATTTCCCAACAATGATGTTACAAATAAAATAAAGGAAAAAATGGTGAGTTGCTTCACTCGCCTTTCCTTTTCTAAATACTTTGAATGAGGTATAATAGATACATAATCCTTGTTTAGGAATTTAGAATTTAGTAAATTTAATGCTTAATCACAGGAGAGAAAATGGCAGAAATAACAACAACTACTGAAGAAGTAGTAGGGACAAATAACCCCCCTGAAGAATGGAAATCTCAATCAATAGATAAATTAGCACAATCCTTATCTAAGGCTCAAGCTGAAATAAAAGGAGCACAAAGTTCTTCAAGTAATCCATTCTTTGGAAGTAAATACGCAGATCTTCATACTGTAATAGAATCATCATTACCATATCTTACTAAATATGGTTTGTCTGTTATACAGGGAAATAGATTCTGCGATGCAACAAATGGATTTTATGTTACAACTATGTTGTTACATGAATCAGGCCAATGGGTAAAAAGCGAAATAAGGATGCCTATTGGTGGTAAAAAAGATGCACATGCAATTGGATCGGCATGTACATATGGTAGGCGCTATGGTTTGTCAGCGTTAACTGGAGTAGCACAATATGATGATGATGGTAATGCAACGACTGCAGGACCTCCTAAGAAGAATCAATCATCATACAAAAAGTTAACTAATAATACAACAGAAGGAGTAAGTGTATGAGAACACTAACTATTAAAAAAGGTGGTGGCGGAGGATGGTCAGATGGCTGGAATCATGCAACTATCACCAAAGCTGAATATGGAACATATAACGGAACTAGATTCATTGATGTATGGTTCGAAGGATATCCAGATTCTTTAAATTTAAGAGTCTATGAAACAAAGAACCAAGAAGGTGAAGAGTTTGCAATTGGCCAATTATTCAGATTTGCTAATGCAGGTATTGTAGAAGGACTTGAAGGTCCTGATGGCAATATTGTTGTTAAACTATCAGACGAACCTGATAATCTTAGAGGAAAGTCATTGAATATATTCTTACATAAAGATGGCGAATATTCTAGAGTATTAAAACAAGTAGCTCCTACAGTGTTTTCAAATGCTGTAGATAGCTTTAAAGATAATGATGTTTCATTCTGGAAGTCAAAGGCAGAAAGGTTTTATAAGGAGCGTGTAGCACCTAAACTTACTACTGCTAATGCAGAAGCAGATGGAATACCATATTAATAAGGAGAGAAGATGGTAGTAGAAAATGCCTTCAATGAAGGAGAATTGTGTCATATAAGGCTTAATGATGGACATGTTATTACTGATGTGAGATATTCTGGAGACGTAGACAATGCTGGTAAAAAATATCAGAAATTTGTAAACGGTACTCAAACTCATGTTATTAATCCATCTTATGTTGCTCAAATTATACGTCCTAAACGTATGGAAGAAGCAACTGCTAAAGAGACACAAGCATGGACAAATGAACAAGAAATGAACCATTCAAATAGTCCATATTAATAGAAGTTGTATAAATGAGCAGGTAGACTCTTACCTTGACTTCGGTATAGCACTAATACGTTCGTATTATCCACATAAAGCTATCTGCTCAAAATTTAAACGAGGTTATGCTTCCTAGGTAAAAAGCAGACAAAGTGGGTAATTTCCACTCAAGGCTGGGGAGAGGTCGCCTATATCGAAACCGAGAAACGTAAGTATGCTCTCCCCTAAAATTTAAACTAAAGGAGAGTAAAATGACAACTGACATAAAGAAAATATTAGTATATTTTAATCTAGCATTGTTTTCAGCGGCAGTTTGGTATATAATGGCTGAAGTATGTTTATCATTTGTATGGCGTACAATTTGGCATCAATAAAAGGAGATAATATGGGATTTGATATACATGGCTGTAAGCCATTAGGAAAAAGTGAAGAAAGTGATAGTTATAATGATGAGAGAGCTGCAGGTATTTATTTTAGGAATAATTGTTGGTGGTGGAGGCCTTTATGGGAGTATATATGTGAACATTGTAGTGAGTTTTTAAGCGAGAAAGATATGCAATCTGGAGGTTATAATGATGGTCATAAAATAAGTGCAACTAAAGCAAAGAAAATTGCAATAACTATTGAAGCATTGGATATGGCGAACGAAATACAAGAATTTGAGGATAGATATAAAAAGAAATTAGAAGCTTTACCTCAAGTTCCATGTCATATATGTGAAGGAACAGGCAATAGGAAGAAAGCACCTCAAGTAGGAGCTGGTGATCAAACCTGTAATGGCTGTAAAGGAACAGGAGCAAAAGATGATTGGAAAACTCATTATCCTTTTGCTAGAGGAAATGTTATACAATTTGCTGAATTTGCTAAAAATTCAGGTGGATTTAGGATTTATTAAATGAATATAATAGACGATAAAATAACATTGTGTCCAGAAAATCATATATATACTTTAGAAGGGTCTCCTGAGACCGTTTTTACAAGTGTTACAAAAATGATTAAACCTTACTTTGAGCCATTTAAAAAGGTTGAAATAGCTACTAAGTTATGTAAATATGTTCCAAAATATCTAAATACTGATCCCAGCGAGTTAATAGCTCAATGGGATCATGCTAGAGATCAAGGAACTAAAATTCATCTAGAAATTGATACATATATTAAGAATAAATCTACACCTGAAGAACCTAAGGCTATTAATGCTATAAAATGGCTTGAAAAAGCTACTAAAGGCTTTGATTCTAAGCTTTTATCAGAAGTAATTGTATATAGTAAAGAATTAAGTATAGCTGGAACAATTGATTTATTGTTATATAATGAAAGATCTAAATCTTATAGTATTATTGATTGGAAAAGTAATAAAAGGATTAATATTAAATCATTTAACAATAAAAAAGGTATTGATCCTATTACCAGCCTTATGGATGACTGTAATTTCAATCATTATGCATTACAACTATCATTATATAGATACTTACTTGAAACTTACTATGATATTAATATTGACAATCAATGTATAGTTCATTTAACACAAAAAAGATGTAGAAAGATTGATACACCATACTATAAGGAAGAAATCAAGAAAATTATTAAAAATAAGGAGAATTATGTACTACAACACAACAAATGAAAAATCTTTAGAGCTAGAAGCTGCTAGGGATGATGCAAATAAGCAAGATCATAGAGTTCTTGCAGTATTTTCAGCACATGGTATTGGATCACCTTTAAGTCCTTGGACAGTTAAAGAGATTATGAATACCAATGCACCAATTACAAGTATTAGAAGATCAATTAATACATTAACAACAAAAGGAAGGCTAGTTAAGACTAAAACAAAAGTTATGGGACCTTATGGAAGACCATGTTTTTGTTGGAGATTAAATGATGCCAAATCCTAATCATTGTATTGAATGCGATAAGCCTATAATACAATCAGAAAATAGAAAATATCAACAAGTTCATGATAAATGTATGATGGACTATCTTGATAAGATAAATAACACAAAGGAGGATAAAAGTGATTAGAGAATTTGCGTTTAGTTTAAGCAGAAGGCATTATTTTCAAGATGCTAATGCTGAATCAGAATGGCAAGGATTAGATTCTGATACATTTATGTCATTATATGAATATGATGACTTTGTAAAAGAATTTTTTGGAAGCCACAATACATTGGCTGGCTATAGTGGAATGATATATCTTCCTGATGAATTTATATTAGATGTAGATGGTGCTAATGTAGATAGTGCAAAAAATAAAGCTTATGGATTAGCATTATATCTATCTGATGTATCTATTCCTTTTAATACTTATTTTAGTGGAACTGGGTTTCATTTAGGCATACCTTCTAATGCATTTGCATGGAGACCTTGTACTGATTTACACATGAGAGTTAAAAAAACACTAACTGATAATGGAGTATTTGAATATGCTGATCCTGCTGTTACAGATAAACCTAGGTTAATCAGAGTTGTAAATACAAAAAATACTAAATCTGGACTATATAAGGTACAAATATCTAATAATTGGTTAGACCCAACTGAACCTATAGATCAGATATTAAAGTATGCTAAATCTCCAAAAAAATTACTAGATAATGTAATGGAGTGTGATCCTGTATTTGATACATTAGATATTAAGATAAAAGGTTCTAAATCAACTGAAAAAGAAGAACCTGTTATTAATGATGGAAGAGTAGCAGATCCTTCAAATTACCCGTGTATTAGCAGTATGCTTGAAAGTAAAGCTATTGGCAAAAGACACAATGTAGCTCTTAGATTAGCTGCATGGTTTAGATGGTTATATCCAGAAGCTGTAGTTAGATATGTTATGGAAGGATGGAGAAAATCTGTAGACAATCCTCATAGCCCATTTAAAAAAGCAGAAATGGATAAAATAGTAACAAATTGTTATGATGGTCATGGTGGTCACGGATATAGATATGGCTGTGTAGATCCTGTAATGGATGAATACTGTAAAAATACTTGCAGGTTATACAAAGCTAAGAAATCCCAATCTACTATGACAGCATCAGTGATGGAACATC